GAGGCGTGAACCTGCTGTTCTCGTAATTGTCCATATTGTAAGTCTAAGTCAAATTTACTATTTTTTACCATTCTTCTTCCTCGGGTTAAATGGGATTACATTACTCTTTAATGAATCTTTTAGTTTACCAAAACTTTCTTGTAACACAACATCTTTTCCTATTTCTATTAAATCTTCTTGATGTTTTAAAGACATTTCACATAATCCTCTTAACATATAGTATAATTCATTGATAGGTTCTTGTAATTTATCTACACAAACTATATTAAAATTATACTCCCCTGTAGGTTCCATAATAATATACATTCTGTTATCTGATAATTTTAATTCGTCATCCATTCCATGGGTATCCTGTTATCTGCATATAAAAAATCATGCCTGTTACACCAATCAGCATATGAAGTTTTGCTACCTTTGTATATTTTCTTTTTCGAGTTAGGAAATATAAAACGTACATCCAAGTGCGGATTTTGTTCTTTAATAAGTAAATGTTTAACTCTAGTCGCCACATCTAAATGTCCTTTTAGTTCTAAATAAAATCCATATTCTAATAAATAGAAATCTGGTGTATATGATTTAATAGGTACAATGTATCTAAATTTGTCTTTTTCGTATTCATACTTAATTTTACTCTTTGCTAAATACTGTGCAAATTCAAATTCAAACCTACTCCTAAAGCCATGACTTAATTTCATCGTACAACAGTTTTAGGTTTATATATTTCATACAACTCTTCTAATCGTAAATCTAAGTAATGTGCTGTTTGAGGGGATGTTTTACGTAAATCTTCTGTATAGCCCTCTAAACTAGCAATAACTATAGCATTTCGGTTTAATAAATTTTTAATTTGCTCTATATCTTCGTCTACAATGAGTTTATTGGTAACAAATGTCCTATCACCCCAGAGAACACGAAAAGGGTCTCTAGTGCGTAAAAATAGGACATTATGAGCATTTTGGTCTTTTGTGTGTTCTTGAATGTAGAAAATATCAGCATTTGACTTAATATCCGCTTCTCTTATGTCTAATTGGAATATTACAGGCAATTTTCTAAATCTTTCTCTTTTAATTTAGTGTACCACACCATAGGTCTGCTTACAGCCCTTGTTGCAACCTTCTTATGTAACTCTGCTTTAGGCCAACAATGATATTTGTAGCTACAAAAACTACAAGCTGTTGGCATAATTTTATTTCCTGTAAATATATCTTCCCCTTTTATTTTTATTTTTTCATCTTTAGGTTCAAATAATTTTTTAAATGGTTTATCTTTAACCAACGCCTCAACATTGTCACTAGCTTTTTGTAATGCTTCATTTTTTTCCTCCTCTTGTTCAACAGGTGCTTCACATATAGACCATTCACCTGTAGATTTATTAATTGCAATCCACCCACCAAATGGTGAATTATCCGCTTTAGAATACCCATAACCTTGCACAAGATAACCAAATGGGTCATCTTCTTTTAATTTATTGTATCCACCATAACTACCAAATTTATTTGTAAATGCATAAGGACTTGCAGATTTTATATCCCAAACTTTATTATCAATTTTTACATCTAATGTACCTTTTATTTTTTCCCCACCTATATCTGTAGATACTTCTTTTTGAGTACTTTGTACATCTATTCCAGATGCTTTCATAATAAATATTGCAGATGCCTCAATAAGGTCTCCAATGAGAAACCTCATTACAGCATTATATTCTAAATCTTTAGGGAGTTCTTTTTTTTCGAGTTGTTGTTGACATAATGGTTTGCCTAATCCAGACATACGCATACGCCATTCTTTTTTTTGTGGATTAAATTGTCTTCTTAGTGCGTCACCACAGGCTTTTTCAAATTCTTCTACAAGTTTAGGCGAGAGTTTAGCCTCGCCCTTACTTGCCTCTGTTAAATAATTCTTTACTAAATCAAGTATTGGAACCATTGTTAACCAATCTGCTTTCTAAAATAGTATCTGCACTATCTTCTTTAAGTTTTTTATTGGTTCTATAAGATTCCATGATACCATTATTAAAAGAATTAATAGCTTCAAAGAAATGTAACAATTGTGCTTGGTCATCTTTAGTAAATTTACCAAATCCAGTTGTTTTTGCATTAGCACCATAATAGATATTACCGCCTCTTTTACCTTTTACAGTTGAAAGTTCTGCTGTTGCAGTAGGCATGAGTTTTCTTTGTGATTCAATTGTTTTTATCCAATCAGAAATACGCATAAAACTAGAACCTCTTACATACCAAACGCAAGGTATATCTTTTACAGTTGCAGAATTACCTGTGGCATCTTGCCCCTCTGGTATGGACACCAAACCATATAGTACTTGGACACATTTAATGCCCTTTTGGAGTACTGCCTCGGGAGAATGTTCGTCAAGTGTTTTTAAAACATCGGGGGCAAGTTTACCACATTTTAATCCACCATTGGTATCATAGAACAAATCGTTCATGCTACGTGATTGGATTGTCTGTCCACCGAATGAGTTACTATCATTATCCCATACAGAATACATGAAAGTACGTACAAAAGGTCTATAAGTAACTTTGGGAGCAAAGACACTATTACCTTCTGAATTTTTTATCATGTAAAATCCTCTAGGGATTTGATTGCCATCGTCATCTTCGGTAGAATGATTAATTGATAATCTTGGCATACCACCGCCAGTTGATGTATCGCCAGATTGACCAATTAATTTCTTTAACTTATCCTCTGATAAATCATCTAGTGTTGTTGGAAGAGGATTATACCCAACATCAGCTATTTCGTTAGTGTTCAACATGAACCTCCAATTTGCAAAAATTATTTTTAGGTAGCTTCGTAGGATTTATGGATTTACCTACAACCTTCCACGAGCTATCCACCTGTATGAATACGTTACTCAGTACCACCCCCAGACCCCTCATCCATTCGGACATACTAATCTAGAAATGTGCCTTACAACTAGCTTATTGTTGTTCAGCCAGAAGCGACAGTGCATTTGCAATTACACTACCCCTAATTAATATGTATATTATACAATATACAAAACTTATAGCAAGAACTAAATTTCATTAGTTTCTAACCAATTATCACCTATTTTTAATTCAATATCAACAGGCATATCATAATCAACATTGTATCTACTTTTACACTCATCTTTTATACTCATCATTGCATTTCTTAAACAATCTATGCATTGTATTTTTTCTTCTGGATGAACATCAAGAATAATACTATCGTGAACTGTGTTACAAATAACACTTTTCATATTCTTTTTTTTCATCATAGCATATAGGTTAACTAACGCAAGAGGTAATAAATCTGCTGTTGCAAATCCTTGAACAGGATAATTTTTTATTGCTGTTGAATTTGTTACATTACCATACTGCGTATATCGAGCATAAGGAAATGCATATTCTCTACCAGAAGGTAATTTAATTTTTTTTGTATCTACAGCCTCTTTCTGTAACTTATCGTGCCAATTTGTTACTTGCCAATACTTATGTTTAAATGCCTCATAGTATCTCATTTCTTTTGGTGTACCTAAAACACCACCATATAATGGTTTAAATGTATGTGCTTTTGCCTCTTGTCTTTCAACACCCATTGTATCTGCAGTATATTGATGAACATCAACATTGTTCTCTACATCCCTATACAACTGTTTATCTTTAGATAAGAAACCTGCAACTCTAAATTCTAATTGTCTGTAATCACCCTCTAATATAAATCCATTATTGAATCTACTAACAATAGCTTTTCTTACAGGAAAAGTACTACCTCTAGGCATATTTTGGAAGTTCGGATTTCTAGATGACAATCTACCTGTTGCTGTTATGCATTGCATAAATTGTGGATGAATAAAATTATTAACATCTAATCCTTTTTCTATACCTTCTATAAATGTTCGTAGATACGTTCTTATAGCACTATATCTAGTATATGATTGTAAGAAGTCTTTTGCTTTTGAGTCGCCCTCTGTTATGTGTTTTGTTGCTGTATCCATGTCAGTTTTAAATCCATTAACAGTGCAATCCATAATATTTGTAGGTACTAATTTAAAACCTGCAACCTCTCCTGTAGATAAATAAACAACTCCTTTACCATCACATTTAGGACATTTAGGTTCAATTTTGTATGGAACACCTTTTACAGTAAACTTTTTAATTGTTCCTTTTCCATAACAATTTTCACATTGTCTAACTTTTGTTTTATATACAACATCTGTCATATCTGCTACCATGCGATTAAAATCTCTTTTTGTTAAATTAGGTCTTCTTTTAGGTCTTTTTGCCCCACCTCTTCGTGTTTCCATACCTAAATTAAATGAATTTTTCCATACGTTTTTATCTCTTACTTTGCAACTATACATTACCATAGACCTATCTTCGCCACTATCTAAATTAATTGGCGTATCTCCCATTGCTTCTTTAACCATTGTATCTAACTTTTTATTAAGAACAATCATTTCTGTTTGGTACTCATCCCTTAATTGATGTAGTGTATCTACATTAATTTTTATACCATGAACTTCCATGTCTGTCAATACTTTTGTCATGTCAAAAGATAAATTAATTGTATTTACTAAACTCATTTATATCCACCTCTAATAATTTACATTGTTCTATTGCTAAATCGTAGGTACAATCTACGTCACCTCTACCATACTCCTCTACTAATTTATAAGGAATGTCTTCCATACTAACTCCACTTTTCATATGGCTTTCAATTAAATGTTTCTTTTTCTGTTTTACTTTTCGTCTTTTGCACGACCCATCCAATGATAAATCACAATGTACGCCTCTAGCAAGAAGATACTCAACAACCATAGTATCATATAACCTGCCAGTATAATTAAAACCACAACCATACAACCAAGATAAATCAAATTTGATATTATGCCCAATAAGTAATTTTGTGCTGTTAAGTAAGTCTTGTAAAATAGCTTTAGCATTTTCTGTTGGCTGTCTTTCTTTGTGATAAAACCATAAATAGTTATCCTTCCCTGTATGTGTTTTAAATCCAACGCTTACCAATTGATTATTACCATTATAAAAATAAGCGTCATCCTTTTTATATGTTGTTTCAATATCTAGACAAGTTATCATCATTCTGCAAAATCCTTAAATACTCCTGTTTTAACATCCATTTCACAAGTAACAGTAGAATGCACACCATTAACTTTATTTTTTGATATAGTTAAAAATCTTGTTGGGTCTAAATCGTAATCACCATTATTTCTACCTATACCTATAATTATATCACCCTCACCTGCCTTGCCTGTTTTAGAACCATCCAACATATCGTAGCTTATAATTTGTTTACCCTCTGCGTCTGCCCCTGCTTGGGATACAGCCCACACTAAACATTCATTTCGTTTTGCTATCTCTCTTGCTGAACTATATAATTCTTTTAATCGTTCATCACCTCTATTAAAATTACCTCTTACTTTTATTTTATCTAATTGGTCAATAAATATAATATCTGGTTTATTTAAATCACAATAAGATTGTATCTCCGATATATCTGTACCTACACTATCTATAACTGTTAACTTTTCTTCAACTTCCATGTCTTGTAATTTGTTACTACAACTTTCCACATTGTCGTACAAATCATCTTTTGACATATTTAACAACGAACAAAACATACGAATTTTTAATCGTGTTGCTCTTTCTTCGTTTGCCCAATAAAAAACTTTATGTCCTGCTTTTACATATTCACTTGCTAAATAACAGCAGAAAGATGTTTTACCAACTTCTGGTCTTGCGAATATAATCCCTAAGTCACCTTTGTTTAAACCCATAACTTGATTGTACAATGGTTTTAATGGAAATTTAAAATCACAAGTTTTAGTTTCATTAGCAATTAAATCTTTTAGTGTATCTTTTATAATTGTAAAAGTTTCGTGCTGTTCTGGGTCTTCTTTAATTGCAGAATCAATTATTCTTTGTAATACACCAAAGTCATCACTTTGTCCTGTCCATATTGCTAATGCTTTATCGCCAATCTCTCTTGCTTTATCTCTTCGCCATAAGTTAAATAATAAATCAAAAGCCATAGACATATTTGTAGGTGCAACACCTTTTAAATTTTCTATTTCTTCTTCAATATTATTACGAGTAGATTCTGGCATTGCAGGATACCTATCTCTATGTAATGCAAGTAGTTCATCAACTGTTAAATCAACTTCATATTTTTGTTGTGATGAAGTTATTGTATCAAAAATTGTTGAGTATTCTTTTGGAAACATATCCTTTGATAAAATGTTTTTAGCTTTATCCCAAAAATCTTTTCGTAAACACAATGCTATTACTTGTTTTTCAATCACACGCCACCACCATTTTTATACAATCAACAATGTTTTGTTTTTCATCTTTATTTTCTTCATTCTTTTTTTTATCTTCCGACTTTGCTTTGCTGTCTTCTGCAACAATACTTATAGCCCTTGCAGTTTCTTTCGCAAACATAAATGCACAACCATTTAACATTGTTACTATTAAAAATAAAAAACTAATCTTCTTTAATATTGTAATCGTCAATTAATTCATCCATTTCTAATTTTATTTGTTCTACTCTTTGCATAATATCATCTAAATCTCTGTCATCCTCTGTCACAAGAATCTTCCCTAACTCATTGAAAATGTTAAATAATTTCTCTTGTATTTCTGTTAGTTGAAACTTGTGTTCAGAGGACAACTTCATTTATTTTTTTTCTTCAATCTCTGTAAGTTCATCATCTATACATTGGCAAAGATATTCTGAAATATCATTTCCTGTTATTGTATTTTCTGTTCCATCATCATATTCTATTTTTATTTCTAATCCCCAACTTGTAATTTTTTTCATTTTTGTTCCTCAACATTTTCTAATTCGCAATAATTAAATTCCCTATCAAAATCATCTGGCAATCCTTTTTCTTCAAATATTTTTTTAGCTTGTTCTTCTGTTTCTGCTTCAATGTCAAATTTAGTAAAACAACCTTCACTAATTAAAAATTCAAATGTTTTCATTTCAATATCTCCCATATTTCATTTTTTGTTAGCACTTTTAAATCTCTATTTAATGTTACTAACCTTGTTGGTACTTTAGATTTAATACGCATAACAACATCAATTGCTTTTCTTGTTGCGTCTTTATCTAATGCCACAATTACTTTTACACTTTTTGATATTATTCGCAAGGCTTCATTTGTTAAATGTGTTCCCATTAATGCAATGCCTGTATATTTATCTGACACAGCACACGCACTAGCACAGTCCTCACACACTATTGACACATCATTATCTCCTACAACAAATGGATATTTACTTTTATTGTATCTATGCCATTTTGAACCATACTTACCTAATCTTCTACCAACAGCATCTACAATTTTATTATTGTGTCTAACTAAAAATACAACTCTATCATTTTTAACATCATATAAAATGTTATCTAAGTTTTTTAAATATGCAGACCAACAATTATTACTTTGTAAATATAATTTTGCTCTATCATTGTTACTTATAGATACAAAATATTCTGGTATTGTATATTCTGTATCTAAATTAATTTGTTCGGTGTTATTAATAGTAGCATTAAATATTTCTTTTGTTATTTTATTGTTATTAAAACCAGATATAGTACAATCAGCATGATAACAATTATATAATAATCGTGTACCAGAATTTGTTACTGAAAAAGTATTACTATGATTACAGACAGGACAATCACCCCTATGTGATTCTCCTATGTTTAAGTTTAAAGTATTTAAATAATCTTGTAGCATATAATAGTACCCCCTTTGGCAAAGGAATGATAATATAAGTAACATATCAGATTTGTATCACAAGAAAAAAAAAATAAAAAAAAAATAAAAAAAGTATTGCCATAGATATTCAGTAGTCTATTTATATAATAATGATTACATTGTTGGTAAAGAGGGTTGCTAGAATAAATCCGTCTGCGACTAAATAATAAATATGATAAAATCCCAGACCCCAACATGGAATCTACATTAGTAGTAGGCATAAATATAACAGGTTTCTTAGTAACTGGTCATTGTTGAAATCAAGACGTTAAAAAAGGAAGGCTTACTAAGTGCTACTAATTAAGGCTTGGGTAGTGCCAAAATATCTTGGGAGTTAACCGAGAAAAACTACCCACAATAAAGGAGAAAACATGGCACATATATTGTGGATTGTAATTATAATAATAATAGTGGTGGCATTAATATGAGTGCTGTTACATATAAAAATTTAGATGTTGTTGCTGTTTCATTAGGTTGTAGTGGTTATGGCACAAAGAAAGCATTTTTACATATACATTTAGCGGATGGGAAAACTGTTCGATTTAATGAATGGGATGCAAAAGAATTAACCATGCTTAAAGATATTTTAAATAAAAATAATCCTAAAGTTGGTATAAAGAAAAAACGTAGATATTATTATTTAGATAACATTGTTAATAATGATAAATAACGATAAAAATATTATTCATGTTCCTACTGAAATGAAACATTGGGAAAATATAATGTATGACGCAGAGTTTGATGATAAATGGCGAGTGTATCACGAAGCTAAAGGATTGTATCTACATTATAAAGAATTACATGAAAAAGGAATTGAATATGAACCAACATTTTGAGGTGCTATAATGGGCTTACATTTATTAGATGATACATTAACTAAAGCACAAATATATAATGGTAAAAGTAAAAGAGAAAAAAGATTGTTAAGATACCATTATAAATTAAGAAGTAGGGCATTAAGAGAGCCGAGAACAATACAACAAAAATTAGATAGGGTTAATTTAGATAGAGTATCTACAATTTTAAGAAAGAGATATGGTTGGTTCTAAAAAGAAAAAATTAACAGAGAAAGACTTACAAGATATGGAAGAATATATGGATAGATTGTTACAAGAAAACCAAGTGCTAGGGGAAAGGTGTAAAGACTTTTTAGAGAATGTTAGGCAACATCTGTTATTGCAAATAAATGTTAGCGACTTACCCAGAGAATTGTTAATTTATATCCTTCAACGAGAATTGTTAGGTATTTCCCAAAAGTTGTTACCAGATAAAAAATTAGATGAGCCATTAATAATAATACATGAAGCTATCGCAGATACAATAAAAGATAATTTGTATCCACAAATAACAGAAAAAGTATCATTACATTAATTGTAGATAAATAAAAATAATTTAAAAAAATTTCATTTAGGGGTTGTGATACTTTTTTATTAGTCTATTTAGTATAATATGTTTTTAACATTGTGTAATGATACTAGCTTCGATAAAGGGCTTCAAAGTATTGTAATAAATTTTAGTAGTTTAAAAAATACACAAAACTACTTTTTTAATAATTATAGTAGGTAATATAAAATGAAAATAAAAGTTAAAGAAGAGCATATTAAAAATGGACAGCCAGAGAATTGTGAGAATTGTGCTATTGCTTTAGCAGTAAGAGATAGTTTAAATTGTAGTGATGTTTCAGTTACTGTTAATGGTTATGATGATAGCGTTGAAATTTCTGCATGGTTTAATGGGGAACGCAATAACATTGTAATAAATGATAGTGACCAAATAGAAGTTAATCATTTTGTTGAGGATTTTGATAGTCATTATGATTGGAATGGAAATCAATCTGTAAATACTAGTGATTTTGACAAGGCAGTTAGCCCTTTTGAATTTGAGGTTGCCTATGGATAAACACAGACAATTAAAAGAACGTAAATTTAGAAAAGGTGCTGTACACAGTAGAAAAAATGTCAATATTGATAGGTCAGAAGAGCATGAGAGAAATTGTAATTTATGTAATAAAAAATTTATGGCTATAAATAGATTTATACGATTTTGCGATTTGTGCAAAACAGAAGAGGAATATAAATTTGGGTATGATTTAACAACATTTGGAAAAGGGGATTATATAACATGACATTAACAGAGTTTGTTGAAAAGTTAGATAAGATAATAAAAGATAATTTAAATAAAAATAATGATATATCTAAAAGTAATATATATTTTTTTGCGGAGGATGAATATCAAACATTTGATGTTAAAATTGATAATATAGAAATAGAAGATAACAAAATATTTTTAAGTTGAGGTAAAAATGAAAGTTAGAAAATTATTAGAGATACAAAGTACATTTGAAGATAGGGGTGTTCCTTGTGATATGAATGAAAATGATTTGGAAGAGCATTACTCAGAATCTAAAGAAGATTGGATTAGTATTTTAGATATGGATTTAATTCATTTAATTAGAAGTTATTCAAAATGTATTCGTAAAAATAATCTTGCAAATAAAATAAATGATAGTGAAAAAGAAGATTTGAGAGAAAAGTTAGATACAATATTAAAAGAAACTTATAATGCTAGAGAAATAATAGATAAGAATGAAAAGTAAGACACAATTAGCAATTAAATCACTTATAAATAAAAAAATTATTAGTGTAGATAATGATTATGTTAAAATAATTTCTAATGATATAAAAGGAAAATATTTAACTAAAGAAGAAAACCAAATAATAACTAATTTATTAAATGAAAAGTAAAACACAATTAGCAATAGAAAATGGAAGAACAATATATACAAATAATGTTTATGATAGTGCTTTACATAATGGTAAATTATTAAAAGTATCTAACAATAAAAAATTAGGTAAATCTAAAATATTAAAAGGTAGGCACAAAAATAAATTAATATACAGTTTGTCATTAGAAGAACGTAAAACTTGTCCTACAAGTTGCTTTCATTGGAAAACTTGTTATGGTAATAATATGCCTTTTGCTCATAGATTTATGGGTAATGACGCATTAATGAAAAGACTTGATAATGAATTAAATATATTATCTACAAAACATAAAGAGGGTATATTGATTAGGCTTCATGTTGTTGGTGATTTTTTTTCTGTTAATTATGTTAAATTTTGGAAAAAAATGTTAGATAAATACAGCAATATTTCAATATTTGGTTATACAGCACGAACTCCATTTTCTAATATTGGAAAAGAAATTTCTATTTTAAGAAGTTTAGAATGGGATAGATTTTCTGTTAGGTTTTCCAATTCTTTTGAAAAATTGTCAGCTAATTCCCAAGATTTGTTAGGTAATAAACAAGGAATTATTTGTCCAGAACAATTAGATAAAACTAAAAATTGTGCTTCTTGTGGTTTGTGTTGGAATAATAAAGTAGATAATATAATTTTTAAAACTCATTAATTATTGTAAATAAATAAATAGTTGCAATACAAATTCCAAATGTTAAATAGTAGATAAATAAACTTTTAACAAAAGGAGAATATATGTCAGAAGTAATGACGCATGGTGCTAAACTTACCGATAAAAAAGTTCACCACAATATTGAAGATACTAGTTTTTTCGATATTCCACTAGCTACAACAAAAGAAAATTTTTGTAAGCATAATGGTAAATTAATTCCATTAAATGACGCTGTTACTGTTTTAAGAACAGATACGAATACAGTTTTGGGCAGACCTCGTTCAGACAAATACAAGGTTATTAATCCAAAATTATTATATGACAGACACGCTGAAAAACTTTTGGAAAGTGATTTGCCAACAAAAAATATAGAGGTCACTGATTGGAGTTTTGACAATGGGGCTAAGTCTTTAAGAACAACAAAATTTAATGACTTAGATTTTCAAATTGGTGGTGGGGATAGTGTAAAAGCTAGACAAGATATTTTCACTAGTTTGGATTTATCATGGCGTTTTCAAGTGTTTAATGGTGGCTATCGTTCGCTTTGTGAAAATACTTGTGTTTTTGGTGGTGAGAAATTGTACCATCAAAAAAAGAAACATACAAAAGGAATTTCAGTTGAAAGCATTTTAACTAAATTAGATAAATCGTTAGAACAATTTTATAACAACAAAGACGAAATGTTAAAATGGCGTGATACTAAAGTTACTGATGAGCAAGTTGCAAAATTGTTTTCTGAAACAATCTGTAAAAAACCATTGGCAGATTTGAAAAAGAAAAATGACCCTAATATTTCTGTAATTAATCAAAAATTATTTGATTATTTAATGTACAGATTTTGGGAGGAAGTACCAAGTTTGGGCAAAAATCTTTGGGCTGTTTATAATGCTTTAACGCATTGGTCTACTCATACTGACGCAGAATGGGAACGCCAAAACGATAAAGGCGTTTTTGTATTACTCAAAACATCTAGAGGTAGTTCTGATAAAAATCTTGTTGCTACTAGACGTCAAGACGCTGTTAGAGAAGTTTTGTCATCTGATGAATGGAAAAAATTATATGCTTAATTCCGATAAATTCGCAGAAATAAACACTCTAAAACATGAAGCTATAAATTTGTTAAAAGAAATACGCATAATTTCTGGAGTACAGGAACGCAATCTTTTAACATCCGCAAGACTTAATCGTTCTCAAATTGACAAAGATATATCTTTAAATTTTAATTATATAAATAAAATAATTGATTTATTTGTATCTGAAAATAAATTGGAAGGATTTAAAAAATAATATTAAATCAATAGTTTTTTTTTGTTGCGAATACATTTCAATAATCTAAATAATAAAAAGCCCTAGTTTAAACACCGCTAGGGCTTTTTTAACATTTAAACACAGAAAAGGCGGATTATATGGAATTTTTTTTAACACTATACAGGATAGCAGTTGTCTCATTAATAATTATAATAATTTTAGCTGTTTTTTAAACTTCACATTTTAAACATTTTTCTATAATAATAATTTATAAACTTTTAACAAAAGGAAATATATGACTAAAGTATTATCAAGACCTTATATGAATATTCAAAAAGGAACTGTGCCTAGTGATAGCTATAAGGCTGGAAAAGCAGTTGGATTATTATTCACATTGGATTTTCTAGTACACCAAGCAGAAGGCTCATGTACTAAAATTTTAAATCAAACTGAAAAATATCTTTATTCAGAATTAAATAAATTAGGTGTTAAATTGGAAGTAAAAACAGACGAAGTTGAAATTGATAATTTAAATGATTTAGAAGTAAATCTAGAATTACAAGAGCAATTTAACATGAATAGAGGGAACCCATTTAAAGAAGGGACAAATTAATATGGAAAAAATTAGATTTTTATTTAAATCAAAAATTCAAGATTATAATAATAAAGCAATTAAAAATAAATATAATCGCAGTATCAATAAATCTTATTTGGAAAATTTACCTAGAAGAGATAATAAAAATAATTTAATTAAATATCCAATAATTCATTCACAATTACAGGATAATGACCTTATACGCTGTTTAGTAATTACTTCTGGGAAATTTAATCATATTAGTTTAGATATGAGTTTAAAAGATTATAAATTATTGCCATTAGCTGAAATATGATAGACTTCTTAACATTTACATTAATTATTATTGTGGGAATTATAATATTAATATACTATAATAATCGCTAAAAATAAAAGGGGCTGTTCGTTGGTGTAATAGCCCCAAATTAAGGAAAGTAGGTATAAAATGGCTTTATCTAGACACCACTTTGAACAATTTGCAGATTTTATGGTTGATTTATGGACTAGAAACAAAAACCTTAAAAGACGCTTAATGATAGAAATTGATTTAATTAATGAAGGCTATAATAATATTATAACTAATGAAATGAAGGAGAAAATAGCTGAGAATATTGAATTTAGACTACAAGAATATTACAATAATACTGGTAAGGAAATACAGCTATTACTAGATAAAAATGGGCTTAGATTTAATAAATACAGATTTAAAAATTATATCGTTGCAAGATGTGAGCAAAATGATACAAAGATTAAATTAATAAATGATGAGGTACAAAATGGATTGAATAATTAACTAAAATACTCCTCCTTGAATTAATGACAAGCCCCCCTTTTTGGGGGGTTTTTTTATGCCATTTGTTCGCTGTTTGTGGGCTGTATGGTGAGTATGCCTAGATATGTCTAAATAGCCTCTAGATTGTCTAATTTGCCCTTGTATATCATAGTATTACTAGAATATGGGCTAGTTGATATAATGCCAAATATTACGCTAGAATTGTCTAATATAAACCTAAAGTATAACTAGACTATACTAAATATAACTAATGCCACTAGGATATATAAGAATTAACTAGTCTATATCTAATATTTGTTAATGAGTATTAAAGAATACTTGCGTTATAGCTAATAATAACTAAATGGAAGCTAGGTATTTCTAGTATAAGACTAGTAAATACTTGGGACTGTAAATCCGCAGAACAAATGTGGATAAATAAATGGCAGAAAAAAGCCAGAGGGGGATGGCAAGGGGCAGTAGGATACCCCCTACCTTATATACATT